GACAAAGTAGCACATCCAAGATGTAATGCTTGTTACAACGTTGAAAAAATTGTTAGTAATCCAGTCATGAACGAAAGCAATCGTAGCTGGTATAAAAAATACGGTATCAAATCTGTAGATATGTCTATTTACGATACTACTGATCAATTTGATCTTCGGGTACTAGATTTACGGTGGCGCAATACTTGCAATCAAGCCTGTGTATATTGTGGTCCTGACCTTAGTAGCAAATGGGCACAAGAACTCAACGACTATCGCTGGACAGTTAACAATTCAGTAATAGAAAAAAACAAACAATATATTTTTGATCGACTAAGTCAAGTTAAACATGTGTATCTAGCAGGAGGTGAACCGTTACTGATGAAAGAGAATCAAGAATTACTAGAAAAACTTATTGTTGTCAATCCCACAGTAGAAATTAGAATCAATACCAATTTAAGTAAAATTGATACTCCTGTTTTTCAGTTGTTAGCACAGTTTAAAAATGTAAAATGGACAATCAGTGTTGATGCCATTGAGTCTCAATACAATTACATTAGGTGGCCGGGCAACTGGGAAATTTTTTTACAAAACTTGAATGCCTTGCATCGCCATAACAAAGATATCAATTTTAACATGGTTTGGTGTGCGCTAAACTCAACAGGATTGTTTGACTGTATTGATTTTCTGAACTCACAAGGTTTTCAAGAAAATATGTATATCATTCAGTGTTTAAGTAGTCCAGCTGAACTAGATGTTCGTAATCTGCCCGAAGATCAAATTTTACAACTAAAAAATATAATATTAGCAAGGTTGCAAACTGCAAATTCTTCACAATGGTTTGCAAAATGCTTGACTACTATGTATAATTTCTTAGAGTCAAAAAGTAATTCTACGTTAGACAATTTAAAAAAGTTTTTAGAAACTATCGATCAGCGACGCAATTTAGATAGCCAGTTGTTATTTTCACACATTTATGATTCGATTTAAAAATTTAACCGTCAAAAACTTCATGAGTGTGGGCGCAGCCACACAAGCCATTGACTTTGATCGCACGGACCTTACACTGGTGCTAGGTGAAAACTTAGACTTAGGAGGCGATGGATCAAGAAACGGCACAGGCAAGACCACAATTATCAATGCCCTAAGTTATGCATTATACGGACAGGCATTATCAAACATCCGCAAAGATAACTTAGTAAACAAAACCAACGGCAAAGGCATGTTGGTTAGCCTAGACTTTTTTGTTAACAGCACTGAGTACAGAATTGAACGTGGGCGCAAGCCTAACATTTTAAAGTTCTACGTCAACAACGAGGCTCAAGCAGCGACAGACGAAGCACAAGGTGAGAACCGAGAAACTCAAGAAGCAATCGAACGCATCTTGGGCATGAGCCATGATATGTTCAAACATGTGCTAGCATTGAACACCTACACTGAACCGTTCCTAAGTTTAAAGGCTAATGAACAACGAACTATCATCGAGCAGTTGCTGGGCATTACCCTATTGAGTGAACGTGCTGATAAGATTAAAGAACTTAACAAGCAAACCAAAGACGGTATTGCACAAGAAGAATTTCGTGTTCGTGCAGTTCAAGAAGCAAACAAACGCATTGAAGAACAAATTGAAAGTTTGCGTCGTAGACAAGGTTTGTGGCAAAAGAAACAAGACAGTGATCTAGCATACCTAGTTGCTCAATACGATGAGTTATTAACGATTGATATTGAAGTAGAGCTGTTGGCTCATAGAGACCTAGCTATTTGGAGTGCAAATAAAACCCAACAAGATACCTACAACGCATTGGTTGCTAGAGAAACTGCTTGGCGACAAAAACACAATACTGAGATTCAAGAAGCGGGCCGTGCGTACTTAGACAAGAATAGTATCAATATTGAAACAGAGTTAGCTGCCTGGACAGCACTATTGGCGTATAATCAAAAAGCCAAGGACATTGCTGACTTGGAAAAATACATTGCTCGAAATGTAGCTGATGAAGCGAAAGAACAAAAAGTAATTGATAAGTTAAAAGCCGAAATTGAAGAACTAAAAGCTCACAAGTGCTATGCTTGTGGGCAAGACTTTCACGATACCAATCATGAATCTGTATTATTGGCCAAGGAGAAAGCTCTCCAAGAAGCGGCTTTGCAAGCTCTGTCTACCAACACACAGTGGATAGAAAATACCGATGCACTAAAGGCATTAGGCAATCTTGGCACAAAGCCCACAACATATTATGCAACAGAAGCAGAAGCTATTCGCCATTCTAGTGAACTAAACAGTTTAAAACAAACACTAGATACCAAAGAAGCAGAATCAAATCCGTTTACTGAACAACTTGATGAACTAGAAGAAGTTGTTGTACCACCGCAGCCTGTAACACATTATGATACAGAAGCCAAAGCAATTGAGCATCGCAGTAGAGTAAACAACTTACTGGATCAGATTACTAAAAAAGGCGAAGATAAGGATCCTTATTCAGAGCAGATTGATGATATGCAAAAGCAAGCGTTACAAGTTGTTAGCTACGATACTATCAACGAGCTTACCCGTTTGCAAGAACACCAAGACTTCTTGCTCAAGTTGTTAACTTCTAAAGACTCGTTTGTTCGTAAAAAGATTATTGAACAGAATTTAAGCTATCTGAATCAACGACTAACACACTACTTGGATCGCATTGGCTTGCCGCATACAGTTAAGTTCCAAAATGACTTGACTGTTATGATTGAAGAACTAGGTCGCGAGCTTGATTTTGATAACTTATCACGTGGTGAACGCAATCGACTAATCTTAAGTATGTCATGGGCATTCCGTGATGTATGGGAAAGTTTATACCATCCTATCAATTTGTTGTTTATTGACGAGCTTATTGATAATGGTTTAGATACTAGCGGTGTAGAAAACGCTCTAGCATTGCTCAAAAAGATGAGCCGTGAACGACATAAATCTATCTGGCTGGTAAGCCACAGAGATGAGTTAGCTGGGCGAGTTGAGAATATACTCAAAGTGGTCAAAGAAAACGGCTTTACCAGCTATAATACAGATGTTGACATTGCCTGAACATATTATTAAAGTTGAACCAATTACTCCTAGCATATCTATATCGTGGATGCTGGGCTCTAGGTGTAACTACGACTGCATGTATTGTCCTACAGAGTTGCATGATGTAACTAGCAAGCATCCTAGTTTTGAGCAACTAGTGTCTGTGTGGGATAGCATGGTTAAAAAAACTCAGCACCAGCATATTGGATACAAACTTAGTTTCACTGGCGGTGAGGTTAGTGCTAATCGAAATTTTATCCCGTTGCTTGAACACATAAGATCAAGTAACGTTACGATAAATCAAATTGTAGTGACAACAAACGGCAGCGCCAGTGAAAAATATTATATTAGATTATCTCATCTGGTTGATGCAATATCATTTAGTGTACACAGTGAATTTTTTAACGAGCAAGATTTTTTTAATAAAGTTCTAGCAGTGAGCAAACTCATGCAAAGGCCAAAAAAAAGTACTCATGTGAATATTATGGATGAGTTCTGGAATCAACAAAGAATTCCATTATACACAGCATGGTTGGACCAACACAACATCAGCTACTCAGTTAACAAGATAGATTATTTGCAAAAAATTCGTAGTACACCAGTGTTAAAAGGAGTTTATAACATTGAGCAAATTTGAAGATCATTCAAATTACAACTGTGCAATTACTACTACCACAGGTGCGCAATATCGAGTGTATGCTAATTGGTTACACAATCAAGGCCTCGATAACTGGCAAGGATGGCGTTGTGACGCCGGACATACCCGCTTTTACATTGATAAAGATTTCAATGTCTGGGACGGCGAGTGCAAAAACACATTGCTGGGAAATGCTCTGGACAGCTGGAATACTAACCCAAACACAATTTGCACAAGATCCACGTGCACCGGTTGCACTGACGACTTAATTACAAAAAAATACAAATCAGATCAAACGGACTAACTATGTGTCCTATGTGGACATATCAAGGCAGCGAGATTAATGAATTACCAGAAGATTGTGTGGGATTTGTTTATATCATTACTAACATTACAACTGATCGAAAATACATAGGCAAATCCTC